CGTAAATGGTAACGCCTTAATTGGCGTTCAATGAGAAGTTACGGACCTCTAGCTACTTAGTACGAGTTGTGCTGAGTTGCTAAAGGCAGTGCTTAGGAAGTCGATGCTCTCGAGCCCGGCTCCTATAGTCCTGGATATTACATTAGTCAAATGCAATATCACTTTCGTCAGAGGGTCCCCCATAAGGACACCCCTACGAAGTATAACGTATCGGATGTCGTCCCCAAATTCGGGGGCGGCAGTTCCGATGTTACTTAACGGACCGGTTCCGTTGAAGTAAACCTTGCGTGGTCGGTAGCATGTAGCGTGCACCAACCCGCGTAGGACAGGGGGGATGCCGCATAGCAGCATCCACTCCTCGGACGCTATCGCTGCAACTTCATGCAGGAGATAGTCTGTCGCCGTCTTGTAGTCAGTTGAGGCCACGAAGAGACGATGGTAATGCACGTGGTGTTCCTGATACCCGTGATACGCTGTCGTTTCATGCGAGAATTCGCTGAAGACGAGGTCTTCTCCAGGCCCTTCAAAGAAGGACTTGAAGAAGTTCCAGCCATGGTGAGACATTCCCATGCCGGATTTACTGGAGTCGATGCCCTTTTTCATGGGCTCGGCACAGATCTTTGAAATGGTATCAAGTACCACTTTCAAAGCAGCTCGACCTTTCGTGACGGAGCGCCCTTTTCCGGGTTCCTTCACGACGGTGAGAAATACGCATCTGAGCTCCTCGGGGCTCATGCATAGGACTTCGTCCAGACACCTCCAGAAGATATACTCTCCGGGGCTGTCAAATTCCTCTAGTCTTTTAGACTCGATGAATTGCTTGGTATCTAGGTCTAATACGTTAGCCTGAATACCGTACCTTCCGTCCATCACGAGATCGTGTATGAACGAGAGTGTTCCACCTTCCTTCCGTGTGCGTTCCCAGCACGCAGAAGTGGTTATCGTAATACGGGCTTTTGTTGAAAGTCCCGTAAACGCTTCCTTTGGGAGGCCCTGCGTAATCTTACGCATTGCTGCCCGAATTAGTGCGACTTTCGTCCCCCCTAAGGGGACGGGAGGCACTGTTACAGTCTGGAGAAATTTTATCTTTGACTGTAATATCACAAGAGCCGGTGGTGTTCCACACCCTCGGGTCTGTGAAAATATGCCTACCAGCTGCGCGTAGCGGTTGGCGGACAGTGTTCGCTCTTTCTCCACCCGTGCGAACGGATGAAGGAATTGGCGGAGCCACGCGGGAGTTTCCTCCCACGGGAATTCAGAGAGCTTGTCTTTATGGGCAAGTCTCTTGAAAGTCTTACGAAGTTCCTTGAGTTCTTGGTACCTCGTGACTATCGATGCGGCGTCGTTTGTGACAACCCCATCAAGAAACTCATCGTCCAAGAGGACGCTGATGTTGTACAGAACGAAAGTGTCGTACCTTTCCCAGGTCCACACTTCCTCTGGAAATGAGAGGTATCTTTGTAGGAAGATACCATCTACTGTCTTCAGAAGCTCGATTAACCGCAAGGCTCGAGCTCTCTGGGAACGTAAGGAGTAATTCTCCCAACGTCGGTGGAGCTGTTCCCGTTTCCAACACGGGTCCGGCTTGCCTTCAAGAAGAGCAAATACCCTTCGTCGAAGCATACGCGACCAGGTCTTTAGTCCTGGTGCGCTATTCGTGTTGTGGGTCCAGGCCTCGAGCCTCGACCCCCAGTGCGTGTGTCGTGTGATGAGATGTCTTTTGGCATCCATCGACGCGATTTCGTGAAACCTTATCTGGTTTCTCCCGCCAGACCATTTCGGTCCAAGCAGCCTTCGTGGCAACGGGTCTTGTATCCGTATGCCGTCTCCGCTCCATACCAGGATGCGGGGAGCGGGCTTCTTGGTCCCAACTGTCTGTGCGTACGTCCTCCCGGCTATGATTAGCCAGGGGTCGTCGTAGGTGATACGGGTCGGACCCGTATCTTCCTCGGGATCTGTCGGTCCCGAGTACGTGTAGGCAGACTCTCTTCGTTGTCTGACATCCCTTCTGGCCTCTTGGAACAGGTCAGCGGGAGTGTCGGACGCGTCGTCGAGATGCTCCGTCAATACGCACTCAGGGTCCTCAGTCCCTGATGATACATCATACTCGTCCGTAAGGCGAAAGCCATACGAACGTAGTAAGTCTGCCTGTTGTGAAACAGAGGCAGACCCTGCTCCCTTAAGCAGAGTCGCTGACGCGACCTGCTTTGTAGAGAGACGGTGTTCAC